GTTGCACGTATACGAAAACCATACATCTTTACCATTGATGGCAGGGTCTACAACGCTCCCCGTTAACGTCAATGCGTTAATTTTTCCGCAGTATTTTGCCAGCCTGTTAGTTATATCGATGTTAATTTTTCCGTCTTTGTCAAACGTCTGCAAGCCTTGCATATCGTCCTCCCTACTTTCCTTAGCGGTTGATTTTTTATAGAGATACACCACAACAGTAATCACTATCAATATACCTACATATACCATTACCATACCCCCATTCTTACGCGCAAAACATTGTTTGCATCATATACTTCAATCAAGTTGTCTTTTATTTCCGTTCTTGCTCCGCTAGTTGCTGTACGTAATGTACCGATAGTCGCGCAGATAGCTGACAAACTATCTACCTTTATCTTGCTTGCATCCACACTCCCTGCCTGCAGCATTTTTGGGGTGACAATATTGTCATCAAAAAGAGTCTGCCCGGTGATATGGATAAGCTTGCCGTCAAGCAGGATGCCGCCATTAGCAAGGTTGATTTTGCTGACCAGCGTATTGCCGTCAAGGTCGATATTTTTTACCGCAAGACTGATAGCATCCTGAGTTTGCTGTATAGTGCTGTATGATTCTAATTTTTTATCAGTCGCATTATTAAGCTTAACAACCATGTTGCTGATTGCCGTGTTGGTCTGCTCAATTGTACTGTAACTGCTCAGTTTTCCGTCAGTATAGCTTGCTACCTGCGAGCTGATGAGCGCTTCAGTCTGCTTAGTCGTGCTGTACTTACTAAGCGTACCGTCCTTGAAATTAGCAATACTGTTGCTAATCATTGTGGCAGTCTGCTCTGTGGTACTGTAATTACCCAAACTGTTAGCAACACGTGTAGCAATAAGTGTTTCCGTCTGCGTGGTTGTACTATAATCTTTTTTTAACTTATCAGCCGTAATATTACTATTACTCAATGCTGCATTTGCATTAACTAAAGCGTTATTACTATTTTGTAACGCATTGTTTGCGTTGGCCGTAGCATTACTGATGTTGTTCTGTACAATCTTGTCCAGCTTGGCAGAGCTGATGGCTTCATCGGCAATCATGTTCTCGTCAATAACAGTCTTTACGGTACATGTAGACTGCCCGGATGTCGGACCATCGCCAAACATATCCACATAAGCGCAGGTTACATCATACACACCGGCTTCACAGCTATATGACAGGGTATTGTTTTTGCTGTACACGCTATCATTATTGATATAATAGCGCACGCCGATGCAGTCACTGGGTACAGCCTTGCATTTGATGCCCATGCCGCCTACTTTAGGGCTAAGCACCGGCGGCTCCGGTCTCGGCGGTTCTGCTTTGTAGTATTTCAAATCTGCAGGAGCACTATATTGGCCAATGGCGCTTTTAGCATACAGATACAGCGTGCCTGTACGCTCTGACAGCGCCAGCGACGCGCTGAGGCCGTTGGTACGCGCCAGCAGGTTTACATCCTCAACACCGGGGTAATTATCGCGACGCACCTCATAAAAAGCAATATCGGAGTTAGTAACCTCTTTCCATGTAACTACAGCAACGTCATTAAAGCTAATGTTGAAATCATCCGGAGTGTTCGGTGTAGTGGTCTTTACTGCTACCGTAATATCAATCTGAGGCGACATATCAGGGCTGGTAGCCATACCGTATTCATCTTTGGTGCATACAGCAAGCCGATAGGTATCGCCAACGATAGCCTGAGGTATTACGCATTGGTCTTTGCCGGAGCCACCATACAGCCATCCACCCTGCCAGCCCATCTCGTCTGCCGGCACGCCCTCAGCCATAACCATTCTTTCTGCCTGCTCATTGTTGGTCTTATACCATACATCGCCCTGCAGATAATTTGCGAAATCCGGCGGCGTCCATTCTACCACGATGTCGTAGCGGCTTACGCCGTCCTGCAGCTCTCTGTAGCGATTGTGAGCGGTTACAGAGAGGACAGGAGGAATATAATAGGGCAGGATGGTATATTCGTATGGCTCAACGTCTGCCAGGGATTGTTCACGCGCTCCGAAGATGTTGTAGCTGGTGAATTTAATCCATAGCTTTTTCCCTACATCATCTTTTTTTAGTGGGCTTTTCAACATAGTTTCGTCACAACGCACAAATTTTGCGCCTGCTGCGTGAATGCTGGCCGTTGTGTTGTATTGCCCTCTGATAAGGCCGGAAAGCTTATAGTTGCCGTTCTGCAGCATGGTTGCCGTTGTGTAGCTTAGGCATTCGCCATCAAGCCAGCAAAGTGTGTTAGCTCGTTGAGCGTCCTGCTCTGTGCCGCTTAGCAATGTACCATTGACGGTTACCTCAATTTCATCTGCAGATGCATTGACTGTCGCTGCCAGAGAGCCAAGACGGGCGCTATTGGTTATTTTCCCGACCTCACTGTAATGCTGGTTGTCGTCACTTACCCAAACATTGCAGCCACCCCAGTTTTTACTTTTTCCCTTTGCGCCTATCCATAATTCATTACCGTTACTGGTCAATTCCGTCGGTGGCTGAAAGATTGCTGGTACATCTACATCGCCCGGCTCTGGCGAAAAATCAACAAAAGGGCGGTCGGTATCGTGCACATCATATATAGCTGCGTCATAATCGCCACCAGCTCTGGAAATGGCAGTAAAGGTTAAAAGTCCTTGCGCGTCTTCGGTGACGCTGTCGATAAGAGCCACCTGTTTGTTTAGGCCTATGGACGGATCTGTTAAGGTTACAAGGTCGCCAACCTCTAAGCGGCAGAATGCCCAATCCAATTTGAAGGTGTATTGATTGCGCTCGTATTTATTCTTTCTCGCAAGCTCTTCAGCCAGGAATACAGCTCTTTTCTTGGTGTAGATGTACAAAGCTTTGGTTGTAGATGCTTGACGCAGGCCATATTCTTTCAGATCGTCGCTGTCCACGTAGCTGACGCTTTCCTTCTCGTAGCCATTTGCACGGTTGATGAATTCGACGGTAAAGCGATTGTAGATTTCGCTGCTGTCTTTCCTTGCATAGGTTACGCAAGCTACATTGCTTTGTGGTAGAAAGTCATCCGGAGTCAGGTCGTACATGATTGTCCTGTTTGGCTCCCAGTTGCCTACAGGCCTGTCAGCCAGCGGAACGATTTTAAACTGATCGTTGGACCAAAACATGAAGGCGTTGGTGATTGTCGCAATCTCATTGACGATTTCGCGGGCAGTTCTGGATTTGCTTTCATCCATCGGCGTGCTGATCAGCAGGTCAGCAGCTGCACAATAGCGTCTGTAATTTTCAATACCAGAAATTTTTACATCGCCCATACCGATTTTATTGAGGATATACAGAATATAATCAGCAGGGTTTACATCTACACCGTCACCGCCTTCAGTAAGCTTGCCTTTAACTTCAAAATTGAAATTTGGTAAGCTGGCATTGCTGCCAAGGTCTATAACGCCAGCCATATATGCAAGGCCTTTATAAGGCAGAGCCTTTTCAGGGTGCTTACCGACAACATACGGCCAAGGCTGTTGCTCATTTGTGCCATAATATAACGTCATGCCGATTTCATCACTAGGATAATTATAAATATCCTTGTTTTTCCACACTTTCCCCAGGCCTTTAATCGCGCCTTCGCAAAGTGCGAAGATGATGGCCACGGTATAGGTATAGGTGATGCTTACGGTTTTAGAGCCGCCGCCCTTACCGCTTCTTTGAGTCTCCTTGTGCTCGTGGGCAGTAAAATCATCGTAATAAATAATGTTGCCGCTGGTGCGTGTTGTACCGATTATCTCCGGTACAGCAGAGCCGTATTCCGCTGTTACTATTGTGAAGTCAGCTATTTTTTCAGCTCTGTTGACAACGGTTTTTCCCTTGAAAATGCTCATTATGCAGGTCCTCCATGAAAGCGATAGATGCCGCACAGTCTGCTCTTGCCTTTGGCATCGTAAAAAACAACATCGTCGAAGCTCGACAGGATGACACCTTGATCAAGCTGCGCATGGATTACGCAGCCATCGCCGATATATATGCCGGCATGACTACAGCAGCGGCCGTATTGGTAAAGCAGAAAATCACCTTTTTGCGGTTCGCCTTCGATGCGCTTGCAGTATTTTTCGATGTATTCTTTCATCCATTCGCGCCTATTGTGCAAGTGGAATTCAGGAGAATAGGACGCTATTTCGATGGCGTCTTTTTTTATTACGCCAGCGTCCTCCAGGGCACCAATAAGCAACATACCACAGTCAACACCTTTACCTTTGACGCGAGCACCGTTTACATGTGGCGTTCCTAGCCACTCACGCGCCGCCAGAGCGATTTTTTCACCTTGTGGGGTATAACTCATAGCAGCACCTCTTTCCGTGGCACGTATGGGCAAATGAGGCTGCCAGAGTCGCCTTCTTCGTCGCTGGTAATTGTGCCGCCTGTGTTTGTATATGTCCCTTGTGGGTAAAATCTTCTTATCGGAAATTCTTGCGAAAGGCCTTGTGCTTTTGATTTTACAGTAAGCTCCAGCTTTAACCCTCCGGCTTTTTTGATTTCCACGTTGCCGGCAAAAAGGTCTATAACGCCTAAAATTACAGCGTCCTTGAAAAAGCAGCGCCGCAAAAGCAGCTTTGCTTTGTCTAATACGCCATCATGTGCAGCTGCCATGATAGTTTTTCCGGCGACCTTGTCGGTTGAATTTGTGTTGAAGGTGATGGTCATACTGTCAACAGTGACGCGGTCATTTAGCTTTACCTTCTGACGCGTTATGAGCGGGCCGGGCTTGTATGTTTTGCCGTCATAGGTAACATTGTAATCGGCTCCGGAAAAGTAATAGACGCTACCGGAAAACAAACGCAGCTCAAAGAGGTCGCAGGCCGTGAAATTTTTCACGCTGTTAAGATGCTCAATAAGGTTTTGCGGTACGTTTTTCATCTTACCACCTCCAGCGTCAGGCTTGCTTTGTTGGCATCCTGGAATATCTTTTCAATTTCAAGGCCGTCATCAGCAAAGTGTACGCGCCAATAGTACGTGTAGTCCGCTGTAACGGTTCCTGCCGGCGTTGTTTTAAATTTAACTACGCCACCATCAATAGAGTAGGAAGAAGGGTTTTGCCTTATACCATCAACGTAAACAGCCACGTTCTCAATGTATTCTACCGGCTCGACGTGTTCGCCTAGCTTCATAGTAGCCTGATAGCGTGTACCATCCAGCGCCGCTAACGGCCGGCCTTTTTCTTGGTAGTCTTCCGGATCTAACCACAAAAAAGGCTCAAAGCCGCCTTTTACACTTGCGGCAAAGCCGTGCAGCTGACGCGCTTCTGCATCAGTCAAGCAGTTATAGCTTGCTGTTATTGTCCAGTTTGGGTAAAGCTGGTTGGTCAAGGTACGCATACGCCCGGACGCTGAGCGCTGGCTTGTAGTTTCCCATTTTTGGCTTTTGGTGCTTTCCCATGCGAAGCGTCTTAGGTCAGGGAATTTTTTTAACGCCATATTACCACGCTCCTTTATTGGTCAAGAAATTTCTTTCCGCGTCATAGGCGACCTGTTGAATTGCTTCTCTGCCGCCGTTGCGCTCTAAAAATTCCTGGAAGCTTTGAGCGTCCATTGTGGATATGTTCATAATTATGTTGATAGCTTTTTCTGCTAGACTTTGGCTGTCGCTGCTTTTAGCAGTGCTAACACCAGCGCCGACATAAAGATTCGGACGTACAAGGCCGCCTTCGGCGTAGCCAGGGAAGTCGCCTGCATTGAGCTTATCCAGGAAGGGGAGGCCTAAGCGGTTTACGGCCGCGGCCGTCAGAACGTATTCTCCGTTAGACAACATTGCCGGAATACTGTCCGATGTGCCAGTTCCGGCTCCAACGATAGAGCCGCCGCCTGCAGCTTTTACTACGCCACCTTTAGCAAAAAATCCAAAGCCGAAGCCGCTGGAGGCGCTCATGGCGCTAAGTGCAATGCTGGCCGATGTGGCAGCTGTTGCCAGCGCCGTCAATGCTGCTGTGACTGCTGTTGTTGCTGCGCCCTCAGCCGGTTTAGTTGTTCCGGTAATAAGGCTTTGAATGCCATTGTAGGCACCCATAAGACTTGTACCTGCTCCTATTGCGCCATTAGCAGCGCCAACACCAGCGCCTAAGCCATTGACTGAGCCTGTTGCTGCATCCAACGCAGTTCCGAAGTTCGCCAGCTGGTCACCGCCAGCACCGTCACCGGAACCTCCGTTATTGCCGTTGCCGGGCATTAAGAAGCTGAGAGCGCCTTGCGTGATGGATGCTGCCCAGCCTGCTGTTATCTGGTTGACGATGTTGTCAAAAAGATTATTAAGCAGCTCGCCCATACCATCGACGAAAGATGTCTGCATGGTCAGAACGTCACTGAAAAAGTTTTGGAAAGAATTCTGGCTCTCAGTTATTGCGTTGCTCATGCGCTCCTTGAAGCTCATGTGTGCTTCTGTAGTAGCGTCATAATAGGCCTGCATGGTTGTCTTGGCTTCGTTGTATGCTGATATTCTGGCAAGGTTTTCCTTACTAAGTGCGTTTTTCAGGGCAGAGTAGGAGGCTGTAGCATAGGCCTTATCTATGTCGGCTTGAATATCCTTGCATTGTGTGTAGTATTCAAGTCTTTCGTCCTGATACTTTTTGAATGCGGCCAACTTTTCCTTTTCGGCTTCTTGTGTGAAGCTGATTTCCTGCTGCGCATTCAGCTCGTAAGCTACGCCGTATTCCTTTAGAGCTGCCAGATAAGTATTTTTCTGCGCTTCGGTCATACCGGTGAAGTTCCTTTGCTGCTCTGCCCAACGATCAGAGATGGAATTCAGTGTCTTCGTATAATCTAAGCGCATTTGCTCCAGCTGTTTGGTACCTTCGGAGCTATAGAGAGCTATATCAGCGGTCTTGCTGTTTATACCAAGTTCGCGGGCTTTGTTTATAAGGTCGTCGCGTTCCTTGGCTTCTTCACGGAGTGCATCAAGCCGCTTTTGCGCGTACAGCTCTGTGAGACGTTGCTTGTCCACCTCATAATTGCTGTTAAGAGCGCGGCTTTTTTCCAGGCTGTCGCTCTCTTCCTTGTACCAGCGGTCAACCATAGCGCTTTTGGTCGAAAATGTTCTGTACCATTCGTCAGCTATCTGCTTACTGGTATTTGCTGCTTCATTCAGCAGGCTATTGTCAGTTTTAGCACTAGCGCCTGTAGCGCCTGCAATTTTAGGAACATTGGTTGCTCCTGTAGGGGCTGTGTTTTTGAATTGGTCGTATTTTGGTATTTCCAGCTTTTTAGGAGCTTTAGGGGCCTTCTTTTCCTTGCCTGCAGCTTCGGAAAGTGCGTCGTCCGTCTCGAAAATTTTGGAGATAAGATTGTTAAGCCAGCCAATCGCTGTAGTTACAAAGCCAGAAATACGTTTGAGTGCGTTGGAGGCAAATTCAGGCAGTACAGAGTCAGCTAAATTCATGAAATAATCGGCAATTGAATTCAGAAATGTGTTTATACCGTTAGCCGCCCATTCTACTACCTGGAGTATTAAATTCATAAGATTAATGACACCTGTAGCAAGTTTTAGCATAATGTCTATGAAGAAGCCGTAGAACCATGCCGCTCCTTGCACAAGTGCATATAACAATGCCAGAAGAACGGTGAAATACGGTTTCGTTATTGTAAGGACAGATTGGAAAGTGTTGCCGAGTTGTTGAAAGCAAGATTTTACAGCATCAACATAACCTGTTACAGTCTGCATCTCTATGCCAAAAAAATCAAAAAAATCTGCGACTGTGACGCCGTTTCGCCATAGAGCATATAGTCCTGTTGCTATAGCTACTGCCGCCGCTATAAACGGTGCAGCAGCGCTTATGGCTGCTCCAAGAGGAGCCAAGAAGCCAAGCAGAGCCGTTGCTCCTAAAGCTATAGCTGGTATCGCTACGCCAACCAGCGCTGTTCCGATTCCAATTATCGCTATTTGAAATTCCGTTGGGATGGCAGTCCGAAAGGCTTCCGCTATGCCGCTGGTTTGTACAGCTTGAGCAAAATCATTCATCGTATTGCCTAGGCTCTCGAAGATGCCTGTCACATTGAAAGTTTCTGCAAGACTCAAGCCAACTTGAGCTGCTGTCTGGTCTATGCCATCCATGAGAGTGGACCAGGTGCCTTGTATGGTGTGGCTCTGCTGTTCCATCATGCCACCGAATTTTTGATTCATGCCTTCTACAAGGGCATTGATACCGGTTGCAGCATCAACAGCGCCTTTGCTTACCATGTCCATAGCCTCAGGCACGCTTTTTCCGATTTTATCGGCGAGCATCTGCCATGCCGGAATGCCTGCCTCTGTCAGCTGCAGCATTTCGTCAGACTGTACTCTGCTTTTTGCCGCCATCTGGCCAAGAGCTAAAGTTACGCGGTCAATACCATCAGCGCCAAGGCCAACGCCGGCAGCTGCATCGCCTACAGCCGTAAGCGTTGGGATTACCTGTTCGGCAGTAAAGCCGAACGCTAAGAATTTTTGCGCAGCGCTGGTAACCTGGTTGAATTCGAAAGGTGTTGCCGCTGCGAAGCCCTGCAGCTCTTTTGTGAAGGCTGCTGCCTTCTGCGCACTGCCTAGCATATTAGTGAAGGCTGTTTGCACGTTCTGCAGCTTGCCGGCCGCTTCAACGGCCTTTACGCCTGCAGCAGCTATCGCAGCGCCAATACCGGCGATAGCAAGAGCCGCTCGGTTGGATACTCTTAGGAAATCGCTGCCAAACGCCGAGTGTATTTGCTTCTTTGTAGAATCGAGCTGTTTTTTTAGCTCTGACGCATCAGCGCCGATTTTTATCAAAAGCTGTGCTACTGTCGCCATCTGCTTTTACCTCCTTTCGTTGATTATAGAAATTCTTGAAAAACTCGTTGCGCTCGTTGACAATTTCAGCGCTTGTTTTGGGGGGCCTGAATGGTTCTAAGAGGTCTGCCGGTTTTATGGGCTTGCTAGCAAAGCAATTCATCATGCGGCTCACCCAGTAAGCCGTTTCCTCGCGCCGATGTGCGTCGGCTTCTTTTAGTGCGTCAACCATAGCGCTGAATTCCATAAGATCTAACTCCATAAATTGCTTTGGGGTTAGGTGAAGCCTGCCGTAGGCTATAGGTTCAGCCCATGCAAGCCATTCAAAAATGCTAGGGCGCTTTGCTTCGCCCTGACTTAGTTTTTTGAGTTTTCCTCTTTTTCCAGAGCTTCAGATTTCGCTTCAGTAAGCTCTTCAGGGAAAAGCTGATAATAAACTTTTTTGCCAAGCGCGCCACTTGCTACAAGAGCTTTTGCTACAGGCATTTGAATTTCTTCAATTTCCACGCCTTCGTCAAGCAGCGTTTGCAGCTTCTTAGCAACTTTTTCCGGATTTTGCAGGCCATAATGACGCAAACCGATGGAGAGCAGGACGCAAAGCGTGCCCATATTCAAATTTTGTTCCATGACGATTTCACCGACGCCCTTTTTCAAAACATTTTCTACCTGCATGATGCGGCTGACATCAAAGTAGATTTGTTGGCCAGGCGCAAAGAATTCAAAGTCAATTTTTTTCATGGTTTCCTCCTAAATTATATTTAAGGCCAGCGCCAAAGCGCCAGCCTTTGAAATTGATTAAGCGGATGGTTGTTGCACGTCGCTGAGAGCGCCGTCACCTTTAATTGTGCCGCTAATGGTAGCTACATCGTCATGAGGTGTTTTCAGGCTGCATTCCGTCACAGCGCCCCAACCGGTAATATAGCTTTTGTCGGGGTATTCAAATTTAATATGCACTCTTTTGCCGGCCAAAAATGCCGCTTCAAGGAATTTTGCACCTGCATCACCAGCCAGGTAAACGCTTTCGAGGTCAATGGACCAGGAACGCAGGCCGGGGAGAGTTGTTTTCCAGCCGCCGCTAGTCTTGTGGCTGGCGTCAATTTCGTCAGCCTGGCGGGAGAGGTCGCCAGAGCGTTGGCCACCGAGCAGCGTCCAGGTCGGATTAGCTTCGGTTGCACCGGTGTTGAGATAAATAAGGTAATCCTTACCAGCTGTAGCATTTGTAGATGCGTTGGTAGGAGTAGCGAAGGTTACTTCAGACATTATTATGCTCCTTTCTAAATATCGTCAGCGTTTGCTTTGGTGTTTTTTAAATGTACCTCATAGGTAATTGCTCCGTTATAGCCGTCGCCGTCCTCCGGGTAGGCCTCGTAGGTGTCAATTTTAGCGCGATACATGGCAAAGCCGTCTGCAGATAGGTCCATATAGCCGTCAGGGCTGCAAAGCAGGGATATAACCTGCTGTGCTATATGGTTAATTTCATATCTGCCTTCGTATTCGCTCCAGATGTTGATTTGCATGTCAACTTTGTAATTGTCTTCTGTTTTAGTGCTCTGATCAGTTACAACAATGCTGCCAAGAGTTATATAAGGCGGCGTAGCTTCGATTGGCACGAAGTCATAAACAGATACGCCTTGCATCTTTTCTTTAAGTAATTTAATAAGAGCCTTTTGCAGAGCGTTATTTGGGAGTCTAAGCATTTTCAATCTCCTTTTTTACATCAGCGATGATTCTGGGAGCTTCGTCTTCGAAGGCCGGCGCAAGGAACGGACGTGCCTTTCTTGCTGGAACACGAGCGCTTTTGGAATACACGGCCTTGCCGCCGATGTTCATTTTCAGCGCACGGATGCCAGCCTTTTTAGGCTTTGTGAAGAAGCCTTGCGCTCCATATTCAACAAGGTGCGCGTAGGGCTGTTTAGCTCTTATGATGCCTTCCAGCTTTGCCCGAGAAAAGCCGGAACGTAAAGAGCGCTTCAGTGTGCCGGAGCGTACAGCTACGCGTCTGGCAGCGCCGGTTCTTACGCGTTTTGTGCCATTCCTCAGAGCCTTTTCAACTCCCAGTCTGGTTTTTCCGTCAAATGCTTTAATTTGTTTGAGGCATTTTGTAAGTTCTTCATCACTTAATGTTGTTATGTAGCTGCGTGGCATGTTATTCTCCCGGATTCAAGCGCTTGGCCGTTATAAGGGTGCGCTCCCTGTATGTGTTGTCCGTGGATGTGACAGCGTATTCGTGGTTTTGCCAGAGTAAGCGCCATCCGCGGCCTACAGCATTGTCAGCAGGCGTTATTTCTACCACGATTTCCTCGCGGCTCATGGGAGCGCCTTGCGCCTGCTGTTCGCGGTACGCCGGGGGCTTTACCTGCGCCCAACGTGTTGCGTAGTTACTAAAGGCACGCTTTTGGCCGCCGTAGCCATCTGCTACGATGTCCGGGCGGCGTAAGGTAATGCGATGCGTGCGGTCGCTTGCTCCGTTTAACATATATAATCACCTGAGCTTGTGATGTGAGCCAGTATTACTTTAAAGCTGTAGCCGATTTCAGCGGGCGTTTTGCCGCTGCCAAGCCATTCTGTGCCACGATGGTCATACCAATGTGATACAAGCATTTTAATGCCTAGTCTGGCAAGTTCGTCATCGATAATATCTTTTCCGTCAGCTGTTTTTGTTTTCCCGCTGGCAGAAATAAGGTATTGCTTCGCAGCTTTAATCATACCGGTAAGCAGTGTGTCCTCTATGTCACCGTCAAGGCGTAAGTAGAGCTTTACTTCTGCTAACAGTTCATCCATGATTAGCCTTTAGTTGCCGGAGTTTTAATAACTACCAGGCCATTCTTATCAATAACTTTACCATCGGCCAGCATAACAGATTTGAAAATCTGGTCTTCGGTGTCGTTATCTTCGTATTGCTTCAGTCCCATTACATAGTTGGTGTTGACAGCATAGTCTTTTAAGTCGAAAATCAGAGCGACAGCAGTATTTACAGCAGTATTTGTGTCAAGGTTTGGCAGATAGTCGCAGCAGATTACCTTGCGCCCTAAAATGTAGCGCTCCGGAGCATTGCTTGCACCGTAATTTACCTTGGCAACAGGCTGGCCGTTATTGTCAACTTGGCCAGCAAAATTCATAAAGGTTTTTTTGGTCATGACATAGACAGCGTTGTTTTCGTAAGCCAGCGGCAGAGCAGCTTCTGCTTTAACTACATCTTCGTAGGTCAGTGCAAAGCCTGCAAGAACAACAGATTGTCCTTCAGGTACATCTTCCTTCAGAATGCCTTTCGGTTGTCCTGTGCCATTGCCGTTAATAATCGCTTCTTCCAGAGCCTTAACCATCGCCTCAGCAATGCCGTTTACAAGAGACATTTCGAAGGCAGAGAGAGTAATTTGTTCGGTTTCCAGAGTGATGGATACAGCGCAGCGTAATTTGTGATAAGCAAAGGTGATGCCTGTGACGCTCTTCTTCTGCTTGTCAGAGGTTGCGCCCTCAGCTACCCAGGTAGCAACAGGCTTTACAGTGCTTGTAGGATAGGTTACACCACCGCGCAGGTTTGTTTGAGTTACCAACGGCAAAATCATACCGACAGCCTGCATCTTTTCGACAATACGGTTCATGATGGTTGTAGGAATAACAGCACCGACATCGGTAGTGGTTGTATTTGCGTTGCTACGATATTCACCCGGCAGCTCTTTGGCACCATTGGAGCATACATAGCGCATAAACGCCATTCTGTAGGCCATGGTATCGTACATATCTTCTTCAGAAGGAACATTACCAGGAGTAGGCACCGGATTTCCTAAGCCGGGATTGTTATTCAGTTTGTTGGCAATTCTGGCGCGCGCCACCAGCACCTCTTCCTGTTTGTTCAGTTCGTCAAGCTCCTTTTCCAGAGCATTGATTGCAGTAAGGTCTTTGGCAGCTTCCAGCTTAGAGCGCAGGACCTTCTTTTTTTCTAAGAGTTCTAAGAGTTCTTTATTCATGGTATCCTCCTTAAAATTTCAGTAAGATTCTTTTCTTGGCTTCTTCAATTTTTTGCTTGGCAGCTGCGGTTTCCGCTTCCTCGAAGCCGTAAGCGCTGCGCATTTCGGCGTCAATGCTTGTGTTTTCGTAGGCTGGGAAGGTTACGGCCGACACGTCATTTAAACGCTTAAATTTCAAGATGGTGCGTGTGTGCGTCTCGACATTATAGCTTGCTTCTTCGATTTCTGCGAAAAAGCTGCAGGCCTCAATGTCGCCGCGTTTGATAAGCTCAAAGGTGTCGCGGCCGTCCTGGGTGTCTGCAATGTCAGCCGCAAAGTCAAGGCCGTGCTCCGTTACAGAGAGCTGCAGAGTATTGTTTTTGGTACGTGCCAGCAGCTTATCGGTCTGATGGTTGCGCGTGAGCACGCAGTCAGACATGTCGCAGCTATCAAGAGCATGCGCGTCGATGATTTCACAATAGTCAATATCACCAATGCTGAACAGAACCGTCTTTTCACCGAAAAGCATTGCCGTTCCCGCAATTCGCCGCTGTTTATTATCGCTGTCGTCAGCGGCCGGAGCGGACCGAATGCAGAATTTAGGATTATACGGTGACGCGTAAAGCTTAGTGTTTTTTGTATCACTCACTCTTTTTCACCTCCTTCCACCTGTTCAGCGCCGATTTTGCCAGCCTGGTACTGGTTAGCAAGCTCTGCGTCAATATAGTTCAAAGATACCAAGCGCTTTTCGCCGCCCTCTACGGGTGCAAGGTTGAAGATTTCCCTTGCTTCGTTAACAGAGAGCATTCCGAACGGCATCAGTTCTTTGGTCAGGGTGATTTTGCTGCTTGTAGATGCATACTGCAGGCGGTTAGCTTCAAAGTGGATTCTGTTGCCTACAGCAATTTCTCTTTGCGTAAATATTTTTCTTGTAAGCTCCAATCCTAAGCGGATTGCGATGGGTTCAATGACGCTTTCGTAGAAAGCGCCCCATTGCTCTTCATTGTAGCGGGCCATTAAGATGTCCTCACTGACGTGGAAATAGGCCATTATGTCCTTGCGCACAACTTCCATTTGCTTGTCATCGGCCACGGTCGGCTGATTCTTCAGTTCGATGTATTCTGTTCTGGTGTCCAGCGCCGCAATGCCGCCATTATTGGATAGATTCATATAGTCTTTCACGAAGGCTTCCTGCTGCTTCTTCAGGTCATCGTTATGCAGGTTTACATTTGATTTGATGATGCCCTTTAAGCGGTTATTGTTGTTTACCGCCGCCGCGAAGCCTTTGTTGACGATGTTCAGCAGGCCGATTTGCGGCTTTAGGGTTCTTTCGTTGTCCTCGCCGAAAAGGTCACTGGGGCCGAAGAAGCGGCGTAGATGGCACAGCTCTTCATAAGGGACAGTCATGCGAAAGCCGTTCCCGAACGTAAAGCGAACAAAGAGCATTTTGTTTGCTTCAAGGAATTCTGCCTGCGCGTAGGCGATAGGGTAGAGGCCTATAGGATTGCCGCGCAGGTCTTTGGCGATATAAATAAAAGCGTTATTGTCTTTTGCCCATAGAGTGACGACTTTGTATATAAATTCAAAGCTGTTCATGTACTCGTTGGGAGAGATTTCAAGCAGCGCCTGCAGCCTGCTGTCGCCGTCCTTGATGCCTCCGTCTATGATGCGCTGTACTTTGGGCTTCAGCTTGGCCGCATTCTCTGCCAGGCAGTCTATGCAGACGCGCGTAAACAGGTTTTGGTAGCTCTCAGCGCCGCCAGCCTGCGCCAGATTTACGTCCTGATTCAGAGACACAAAGCGTACAAGGTTGACGGGTTCCGCTGCCGGTGTCGGGTTTCGGCCGAAGATTTTACTATACATTGAGCGGAATATATTCATGTTTTCCTCCTAAACTAAAGCGTGAAAGAATTGTAATCTGCCAGGTGTTTTTCCATAGTGACGTAAGCGTCCAGCAAAGAAGCTGTACCGTCAATACGTCGGAGCTGATTGGCTTTCATAGGCTGTATATTGCCGTTGATGTCTATGTCAATGGCGGTGTTGGAAAGGCACCATTTCAAAATAGGGTTATTGTTGTAAATGATGCGTTTGGCTTTCAGGTCAGCGCCCATGTTGTGCATAGGGCTGGAAAGAGTTTTTTTGCCTTGAATTACCTGTTCCATTGCTTCCTTGCCGAAGTTGCTAATCATGTCGTCAACCCAGTATTTTGCGCTCCAGCTGTCATAGCCACACCAGAGCATCATCATGCCGTATTTGTTCACCAGCTCGCAGAACCATGCTGTCACGTCTTCGTAGCGAATTTTACTACCGGCACAAACGCGCATGAGGCCTTGCTGCACCCATAGATTATATTGGATTTTATCCTGTTCGCTGCGTTCTTCCAGCAGATCTTCGGGAAGCCAATACATTTGCATGACATATATAGGGCCGTCAGCCTGCTTTTTGAAGATGGCCGACGCGCAGGTTAAGTCCGTTGTGCGCGACAGGTCCGCTCCGCCGATAAAATAACGCGGTTTTAACTGTTCGATGTCAAAGCGCTCTTCGTTATTGAGTGCCTCGAAGGTTAGCCATGCACTGCCGGAGGTTTCACGCATATTGAAGTCCTTGCAAAGCAGGTTTTTGACAAGTTCCGGATTATGCTGCGCCTTTTTTACCTTGTTTTGCAGCTGCGCAAGGCTTTTTATGGTGCCTAAGCCAGGATTAGCTTTTATAAAGCATTCCGGCTTTTGCCATTCTTCACGGTCGTCCAGCTCGTAGACAAAAAAGAGGACATGTTCGTCTATATAGCTGCCGTTATCGTAACCATTGATAATGTCTTGTGCTTCGCTGTATTTAACATCAAAAATGCCTTCACGCACAGTTCCGGCGGTTGAGATAATTAAACACAACGGCTGCTCCCTGGCGCTCATACCGTCTACGAGTACGTCATAAAGGTTTCTGTCCTTGATGGCGTGCAGCTCGTCAATGATGGCAGCGTGTAGGTTTAGGCCGTCAAGCGTATTGCTGTCGCTGGACAACGGCCTGAATGTGCCGTCATTGAGCTTGCATTGTATTTCGCTGACAAGCAGCTTCGCCCGGCGCATTAAGGACGGGCTTTTCTGTACCATGCGTTTAGCTTCCAGCCAAACTATTTTTGCCTGGTCCTTCATTGTAGCAGCGCTGACGATTTCAGGGCCTTTTTCTTTATCTGCAAAAAGCATGTAATTACCGATGGCGCTTCCTATTGTGGATTTTCCATTCTTGCGTCCGACAATAAGCACGCTTTCGCGGTATTTTCTAAAGCCTGTCGTCTTTTCTACAAAGCCAAACGTGGCTGCAATGAAGGCTTTCTGCCATAGCTCCAGCCGGATGCCTTTACCGCCATTCCTGCCCTTGCTTTGCTTGCAGTATTTTTCGATAAAGGTAATAACCTTTTCCGCCTTTGCGCTGTCATAGATATACGGCCCGTCGGTATCGTCAAGGTCAGCGCAAAGCTTCTCCAGCGTGCGGGTGATTTTATGGCAGGCAATAATATCGCCGCGCTGGATGGCTGCGTAATATTCCCTGATAGGGTTAGCTGTTGCAGAAGTCTTCAAAGCCGTCATCCGGAGGCTTGCTGCTGGTATCGGAACGGGCCAGGAAGTCCGCCAGCTGCTTCATGATTGTCTGGTAATTTTTGTTGATGGAGTTATAAAGCCTTGCCTTCGGGCGCTCGCGCTCATAGGGCGGAGCGTTCTCCGATTGCGTGAACATTTCCGTAAGGCCATTCTGTTCAAGGTCCTTTTCCATGTCCTCCAGCTGTACCTTCATCCAGGCTGCCCTTTTGACAAGTCCGGCCAGGTATTCCTTTTCTTCGTGGTTACGTGCAGCGAAAATCTTATTCAGACGTGTAACCTCGCGCCGAACACGGCTGCTGGATGTCAAGGCTGCAGCTTTTGCCTCTGGTTTTACCGCTTTTTCTTTTTTCTTAGGTGTTGCCATAAGCGCCGCCTCCTTTCATGTTTTAAGCTTCGCCGTTGTTGGCTTCGTCAGACACTTGCATAAGCTGGCCATTAGCATCAAACGCCAGCCCGCGCCGCGTGGAGCCGAATTTCTGATAATGTTCGATGTTGTGGCATTCCTGGCAAAGGTATTCCAGGTTAGCCGGGTTTAGGCTGATGCTGTGATCTGTGATGTTGTCAGGCGTTAATGCTGTTTTGTGATGCACGATTTTGCCGGGTTTGGCAATTCCGCGCCGCCTGCAGCGTTCACAAAGGCCTTGTACGCTTGTGATGTATGCCTTGCGGCATTTAAGCCACGCTTTTGACTTGTAAAATTGTTCCGCCCATGGTTTCATGCTTTTGCCTCTCTTTAATGTGTTTGCCTATATCTAAAATAGCACACAAGCAGGTGACAAGTAGCGACATGTTTATGTGTTCGAATATGCGCATGTGATTTTTGCGTAGAAAAACGGCTAAAAATAAAAATCTCTTCCAATAGTGCCGCAAAAAATTCCTTACTTTTTCTTTCTTGTC